TATCCCATTTGTCTCGCTCCGTCAACTTGTTAGAATGTATTCTAGACTAGTTATGGGTTAAAGTCAAGCCTTTTAGTTCTTCGACAACTTGAGACACAGAATCATAAATCTTGTATAAGTCATTGTTTGTATTGACTTTTATGAATTCGGGGTTGAAAAACTTTATGATTCCGGGTATTTTATCATGAGTGAAAGTTATTTGTGTATACCCAGTACCGCGGTGATTTGGGTAATTGGCGACAAGTACGTTGGTAAAAAGGCTTTCAAGCTGGTAGACCAAATAGTTGATACTAGTCTGCTTATCCATCAATTAGCACCTCTCAAGTATTTATTAAAGCGAAACATCTTCCATGCCGGCTGTTCTTAAACGAACTACGTGGCCCAACATGAAATTCTTACTTTCTATTCCTTTAAGTACACCTAACCATTTATTTCGCAGTAGTGCTACATCATTGATCACCGTTTCAAAATCGATAACTTCATCTTCACCGTCAACATATTTTTCTGCATCACGGCTAGACAATGCTCGGTTGTATGCTTCTAAGTATTTTTGAAAGTGTTTGCGTCTGATCTTACGCAATTGAATATTGAGATAGTTTAACACAGCCTCAATTTCTTGAAGTTGATTAAATCGAAATTCTGTGATGCCGGGTAAATCGGCAAGGTTTTTTTCAACCTTGCCTTTTATACTTACATCATACTTAGCCTTTAGTAACTCTGCCTCATAGTGTGATATGAAGTCAGGTATTGCTGCTAAATCAACTGTGACCTTTGAATACCAATTCACAATGTGCCTGCTAATTCTCTCATTCGCCTAGTATTAAAAAATGCTCTAGTTTCTACATATGCTGCTGTTTCGGATAATACATATTGCCAACGCCTGAAATCTGTATCATCGTGTTTAAAAAACTTTAATAAATCATCTTCGTCTTTTATCTGAACAAAAGATGACCCGGGATTAGAAGAATCATATACAGAAATTTTATGTCCAAGTTTCAACAACTTTTTCCATATCTCTAACCCAGAGTCGCTCATTGTTTTATCACTTAGTAAGCGTATATTATTGAGTGAGCCAGTGATATTTTTTCGGTCATCTAGTACTTTGTTGTATAAATCTGTGGCATAGGGAGGAACTTTCTTGTGCAACTTGCCAATAGCGTTGACTACAAGTGCTTGTGGTTTTACGCTAAATTCAGCCGCTAGTTGTATTTCTCCCTGTGATTCATACCAGTAATATAGCGTTTGAGATCCTTCTATTTTGTAATATTTGTCACCCAAGTCTATCTTTTCAAGTCCATGCTTAAGAGCATCGTTGATATTATAATATAACATATCAATCATCTCGGTATTGCTGAATCCTTCAGGGGATTCGGCTAACCAAGTTGATTCAAAGTCCTTTCTGCTGTCTAGCATATCACCAATTGTCTTCATCTTCGTCTTCATCTTCGTACTCTTCCTCGTCTTCGTACTCTTCTTCATTATCTTGGTGCAACTCGTTGTAGTCTTTAAGTGCAGCCAAAATTTCAGGATCGCGTCTAAACGCTTCCTTAACTTCAGCAGGACTAAAGTCATGATCAATCAGCAAATTGATAAGATCATCTGCTGATGAGCGACGAGTTCCGTAATCGATATTTTCTTTAAGTAATGCCCATACATCGGCTATGAGTTCAATGCTCATTCTTATACCTCCTCAGAATTTACATTACTTATCTTTTTCTGATTAGAATTCTGGAATTCGGCCATCACAGTATTTAAGCAGCCATCATCGTTACGTTCCCAACCCTTACGAAACTTCTTGATAATAGTGCCATCATCAGCAGTATAAACAAGACTGTTTCCTTCTTTCTTTAATAGTTCATTGTTTTCAAACAAGTCTACAAGACCCGAGTGTGGATTCATACCAGTTTCATATGGAATCTTGATTTGCACAGATTCAAACGGCTTAGCATAGCGAGTTTTCATTACCTTACATGCTGCGCGAATACCTAATACTTCGCTAACTTTATTTCCGTCTTCATCTTCTTTAAGTTTCAGTTTCTTCATTGCAACTACAATGCTTGACGCATAGATAAAGCCTTGACCGCCAGAAATCTTATCGTCTGGGTCAAACATATCTTGTGATGCGTATGTGTGATTAGTGGCAACTAATCCTACGTTCCAACTACCAAACATGTTTACACAGTTACGAACAAGTGAAGTAAGTGCTTTGGGCTTGCGTCCCATATCACCTTTCATTTCACCCGCTTCAAACTGATTAACGTCTGTAGGAGTTAGCAACATACCTAGACTGTCAATAATGAACAAAACTTTGGGCCTTTCTTCGGGCTCAGTCTTCTCATATGTAGACTTGTAATCTTTCATAAAGTCGCTAATAGTTTTAGCAACGTCATCAATCATTGCCATATTCAGTTTTAGCATTTTTTCTTCTGAAGTATCGACGCCTAGTGCTAGCAACCAGTTTTCATCTAGTGCGTTTTCCGAATCAACAAGCACCACAAAGATGCCCTGTTCTTGTGCGTGTCTAATCAAGTTGCCCGAGCAGATATAACTCTTGCCCGCACCTGATTCACCTGCAAATACAGTTACCTTACCAAGTGGTACACCTTTCTTAAAGTCTCCACTGATAAGATAGTTCAATGCGTAATTTCCGGTAGAGATCCAATCTGTTGGATCGTTGAACCCAATACTAAGACCGTCAATAGCCTTAGTAATGTCCTTTCTAAATTTACTTGGATCAAATGGTTTAGTCAAAGCATTCTCCTCTATCTTGCTTTCTTTATTTTAACAGAAAAAGGTTCCCTGTCAAGAAGTTCAGGACAGTTCTCTGCAATCTGTTCAAGTTCATAATCACTAGGGTAATGCCTTAAAGCACCACGGGCACGATCTCTGACCAATGAAGGTACGCGAGGTGTCTTGCCTGGATCACACAGTTCTTCTAGTAACTTTTTGCCTTGTTTAATGGCTCTATATCTTTCATCTGGTAGTGTCATGGTAGGTTCCCTCATTAAAGAAGGGAGAGGTTTTATCCTCTCCCCAAGACCTTAGACTGTTTTCTGTCTAGCACGAATTTGCGCTAGAATGTCTTGAGCCTTATCGCTTGAGGTAGCCTTTGGTGGAACAACTACCGGAGCCACTACTGGGGCAGGGGCTTCTTCTTCGTCATCAGTTACCTGAGCAGCAGGTGTATGATTAGATGCGCTTGAGGGAGCATCTACTCCGAATGGACGATAATATACGCCCCACTTGTCGGGATCATATGGACGACCATCAACACTAGCCTCGAACATTTCCTTAATGATGCGCTGCTCTGCTTCGCTGGGCTTCTTGGGCAAGAAATCCTTAAGATTGAACAAGCCATGCGCTTGAATAGCAGCCTGCTCTGCTTCAGTCAATGGAGACTCTTTGCGTGCCCAACTAGAAGTTGTGTACTCAGAGAATCCACCCTTACCTGGAGTCTTACGAATATTGAAATCAAGCCCATGAACTTCATGAGTTGGAATATTATCAATTTCGGGATCCATTAGAGATGCGCGAATAATAGTCTGAATCTGGGAAGTGATTGCAAAGCGACGAATTGGATTCGCTGGAGTCTTATCGTTACCAAGTGGATTACCGCGAACAAAACCCTGATAGATATAAGTGCGCTTCTTCCAATACTTGTTAGCCATATCCTTGAGTGATTCATCCTTATACCAAGGACGAACTTCTGCAAGAATAGGGCAGTTCTCGCCATACATTTCCATGCACGGAACTTGAACTGTGATCTGCTTTGCTGAAGGATTTCCCTTGACACCATTGAAGGGAAGTTTGATTACTTGACGTTCTACCCAAAAGAAGTCATTAGTTGAATCAGCGTCTGCAAGGAATCGAATAGTTGCTGTAGCACCTTCATCGATATTCCAGTGTGGATAGATTGCATTATCTGATTGTGAGTTAGACCCTCTGTTCTGGGACTTACTATCTTGTGCCGCGATACGGGCGCGTAGTTCTGCTAAATTTGCCATTTGTTTTTCTCCTTAAATGTGTAAATGTTGAGCTTTATACTGTGCTTTATGTTTTGCTGTCGGAGACAACTAACACATCAATGATTATACGCTAATCAATTGATCTGTCAATAGTATTTATCGCCTTTAAGGGAAAACAGATTTTTAATCTTTGTTTTTTTCTAACTTAGCCAATGTATTGGTAAGTGCTTTAATTTGTTCTGCAAGTGATTCGTATACATCATCGTTAGCAGGTCCTATTCCTGGAGGCTTAGCCTTTTTGTCCTTGAAATCGGGTTCATCTAGAGCTTTTATATCTCGCTCTAAATCTCTGTTAATTTGCTTTACTTTTTGATCGGCATCTTGTCCTGATTTTTTCATCATATCAACAACTTCATCCGAACTGATACCGGGACGATATAGCGATTTAGTATCAGGTTCTGGTTCAGGTAGAGAAGTGCGCTCAAGTGTTCCTGCTTTGTCCCAACTTGATCCTTGATAGTAATGCTGACTTTCATCTTTGGGTGCTGCTACTAATGGCGGAGGGAATTTACCCTTGTTGAACAGCGGAATAAAATTCTGTGCGCTACCATGCCAATTAATATTTTGTTCATCGTCTGTATACTTTACTTCTACCCCGTCTAGTGGTATTAGTGTAGAAAGATCAGGTTTTTTAGTTTTGGCGCCGGCCTTAGCTCGGTCAATATTCTTCTGGGGCACCTTAATCCAAATTTGTCCTAAACCACTATCAGCAAAAACAATTATACCATTTTCACCTTCTTTATGCTGATTAATCAAGCCAAATTTAGATCCCCAACCCTGGGTTCCTTTATAAGTATGATCTCTTCCTCGAACAATATTGACTAAATCGGCCAATGTTCCATGCATCGGAGAAACGCTTTCACCTTCTTCAATATGTGATAGCGTTTCAGCAAGTTTTTTTATTTCTTCAGATATAGACATTTTACAATCCCGATAGTTTTTTGATTCTTTGTAACTCTTCTGGAACGACTTCTTTTGGATCGCCGTACTTATCACGAACTGGGCCCTTACCTGCATCTAAACGTGCTTTTTGATCTTCAATTCTTCGTTTGTATTCTTCCATTTTCTTTTCGTCATGAGCTTTCTCTGCTTTAGCATATAATTGAACCAATTGTTGAAGTTGTGGATCGTGCTTGTATGTTGAATTACTAGCAAAGTAGTTTAATAGCCCTGATGCCCCATAAAGTGCTAAAGCAGCACCAAGCCATTTCTTACCTGTACGTGACATTTCTTCTCGTAACAATTCTTCGTCAAATTCTCTACTTTCGTTACCAACTAGTTTGCCGCGCAATTTCTTTTCATTCTTGCCTACTTTGTCAGTTGGACCTAATTGTCCTGCGCGTCTTTGGTTACGGTCTAATCCTTCTTCAAGATCATTGTCATAGTCACGATCATCCATATGCTCAATGTCACCATACTCTGGTGTCATACCTGGATCTTTGTTTGGATCTCTGGCACATCTCTCGCATTGATTTACGCTTCCGTCATATGCAGTACTACCACATGGTCTTGTAACTTCTTTGTAGCCGTATCCTTTAGGAACAAATACTGTTATTTTTTTCCCGCAGCCATAAGTCCATCTACTTTCTTCTATCTGGGTGTCTCGGCCATACTGTTGACTAAGTTCATCTATAAAGTCATCGATGCCCCTGTAATCATGTTCTCTAGCCAGATCATCTAAGGCTTGATAAGACATTTTGTGCTTCTTCATAACTGGCTTTAAACTGTCAGTAGGATCTAAGTCTGGAAATCCTGCTGCTAATGCACTGACAACTTCTTGCCAAATACCTTCTTTACCTTCTGAAATGCCGGGCCTATAAAAAGATAAAGCCTGCTTGTATGCTTGTTCGAACTTTTGTTCATCAAATTTACTATCATCAATATGGACAATTTGATTTCTAACTATATTTTTAACACGTTCTTTGCGGCTTGGCTTCAGGTATTCGTTACTTTTATCAAATAACTCATCAATGATACTCATATACCATTTAACGCTTTCAGGTGAGTAGTCATCTTCATCAAAGAAATCCATATCATCCATGTTATTCATATTATCTGCCTCATTTACTTCGTTTAATTTATTAGGGAATATCCAAGATGTTTCAGCATCATCTTTTGTCATTCCATATGTTTTAAGAAATTCTTTAGGTTTCAAACCAAAGTGCTTTTTGCAAAATTCTCTATGTTCGTCATTATCTAAATCGGCTGGATCAAATTCATCGCCGTACAAATCTGTAAATCTTTCGCTCATTGCACCTTCTGAAATCTCGGTAGTTTCGTGCAATTCGTTGCTATCACTGACACCTAATAACAATTGCGCTTTTTCTACTAAATCCATTAATAATTTTCGTGGCACACCTATCACTTCCAAAGCCGCTAACAATCGTGGATCATCTGTTAGTTTATCTAAAATCATCATAGACTGAGCAACTTTCCCTTCATCTTCCTGACGCATTGGATTAGTTTTAAATTGGTCTAGATAATCTTTTATATCCTGCAATGCATTTTTAGAAAGCATGACGGATCTTAATTCAGGTTCTTCATTCTCATCTTCTGATTCGGTAACTTTACCGTGCAAACGCTTGTTTATCTTAGATAGAACAAAATCAACCATTTTTCTCAATGAATCAACATCTGCATTACTTGATTCGGGAATAGACTTTAAATCAGAGGCTTCGTCAACTAGTGTATTTGCCCATTCTTCTAATTCTTTTACTTCTGTGACTTCTTTGATATTCTTGCTCAACTTTCTAAGAATAGGCATTGCACTTTCAATGCGAGGATCTAGTGTTTCTTTTACAAATAGTTCATTGATGTTAGTCTCGTCGCCCTCTGTTTCCATAAGGGTAGGAGTCCAACTTTCAAAGTAAGTATTGTATCCACGTTGGCCAATCATCTTGCTTAGAGTTTCGCGCAATGATCTATAGTGATTGACACCTTCATTGACTAGTCTTTGTGCAGATTCATTGAATTGTTTACCCTTAGTAGCGCGAACAAATCCAGCCATCTTAGTGTATTCTTCTACTAACGCAGTAATGTGCTTGCCGCGCTCATCGTAAGGTGTGCCACCTTCTGCTACATGTCTGGCATATACTTTAGCAATACCAGGGCGGCGAGTTGGAAGTGCAAATCTTTCACCATTGATGTTTTCAACAAAAATTCTTTCAACGTTATAGTAACGCTTTTCGCCTTCTTGTATTTGACGAGTATGTTGAATGACAATTTTTACTTCAGGAACTGAATCATTGTAACTTGATTTCTTACCCATCGAGTGATATCCTTCACCCAATGCTTCTTTCTTTTTTACTCGTTCACGTTGTGCCATGTCACTTCCTAAGTGGTCTCTGTTTTTTAATTCAAAACCCAATTGTCTTCGCATAGCCCATCTTTTTAAAACTTTTAAGAGGCTGGGCCAACTGTCGCTGAATTGTGTGCCTGAAGTATTCTCAGTACCGCTATCTGCAATATCGTCATCGTAGTAAAGAATTAAGTTAGATGCGTTGTCAATAGTAGCCCAAACAGGACCGTAATCTTTGTCATTACCGTTGTTTGTACCTTTCTTAAAGTCAAACTTAAAAACATCAGCATCTTGCGGTACGGGGATGTTTTGACCTTTTGAGTCGATAGGAGTAGGGTCATAGCCTCTAGTTTTCAAGAGGTCATAAAGTCCAGCGTTGAAGGATTCTTGATTGATTGCCATAGTAATATTTAGTCCAATTTGTTAACCTAGCACGGCAAAGAAGGGCATGGGTGCCACGAACTCGTCGTGGTCTCGCATTTGAGTTTCCAAATCTACGTGATAATCGCCCAACTGCTGTAAAATTCTAACGACTAGGAGTGTAGCCATAATAAGATCGTCTGTGTCGCCTACTTTAGCGGCATAACTGCCACCTGAAGCCACAAAAGTCTTTAATTCAGATATCAGACTGCGACTATAAACTTTTAACTTCTTGCTTTCTAGCAGAGTTTTAAACTTAGCGCATGCGGCTAATTTGTTCTTGTGTGTGGTGTTAAAACCCCTGCGCTTTTTGCCCGGTTCGCTAATGAATATCCCGGGAATATTGGCTTCACCGTACTCGTTCAGAGAAACTATCGCAGCTTCACCTATAGAGTTGTTTTCTAGTGAATAATATAGATTGTTTGGTTCGTTAGTCTTTTCTACAATATATCTGTTTATTTCTGCTAGCAACTTAACTTGACTGGGAATGTTAGTCTTGTTATGCTTCCATTCACCAATTTGCGTCGTAGTGTTTGCTTCAAAAATCTCTATAGCAGCAGGATCTCCACCTGTACCTAAACTTGGGTCTAGCCCTACTACATATAAATTTCCTTTGGTTGGCTCTTTATACCATCTAACTTGACCCATTCTATTAGAAGGTTCTGTTCCCTCTAGCATAATTAGAGTGTTTGGATTGATCAGTGTTTCATCGGCGATGATAAATTCGCATTCCATTTCACGGTTGAAGCGATCTTGTCCCAATTGTGATCTAATTTCTTCAGCCCATTTTTCGTCTCTGCCGGGCTGTTCAGACCAGTGTGAACGGTATGCTTTGAAGCCGTTTACGCCAACTTCTGTTACGTTACCATATTCGTCTTCTGTTTTATTAGCACCCTTCCAAATAAGAGCAAATTGATCTTCATCGCTATTTGGTGTAGAAGTAATGATTGCTTTACCACCAGTTGATAGTGTAGGTGTAATAGAAGTCCAGAATTGTTCAGCAATAGTAGGTCTTACGAATGCGAACTCGTCTAAGTAAAGAAGCGTAATAGACATACCACGACCTGTGTTTTCGGTAGTTGTTGCCGAAACAATACGACTACCGTTTTCAAAGTCTAAACTGCCTTTGTTATAAGTTGTCACCCCTGCTTTAATGTGGTTAGGGCAGTTTTCATAAGCATATCTAATACGCTGCATGATTTCCTGAGCGCCAGTGTACTTGTGCGCTGCTATCAGAATTGTAGAGTCCGGGTTGAACATGGCGTACCACAACAAGTATCCGGCAGCACTTGTAGAATTATGACTTAAAATACCATTTGAATAAAATCTGTGATTTTCATCTCTAATAGTTAAATCGAACATATTTTCAATATTATTTGTTTCTCTAATATGTTTAATTTTTTCTATTCCGTTAACAGTATGAATATGCGAACCAATAGTTAAGTCTTTTGCAAAAACTTGATTCATTGAGCCATCAAACAAAATATGAGTGTCGGCGCATTGCAAAATTAATCCTGTTACAGTTTTAATTTCCCAAACATTGTACGGAATAGTACGATGGAGGTGTGTTATTGGTTTCCATCCTGTGTCAGTGGTTATTTCATAATCGGTTATTTCGTATGACTCTATAAATTTTCTTTCTACTGATTCAGAAAGTTCAGACATTCTTGAAGCACTTGTTGAGGATCTTTCTTGTATCTTTCCTCGGCAACTCTTAGTAACTGGTATCCACTTTGAATAATCTGCTGTTCTCTTTCTAGTTCCCGTTGCGGGTTCGCCATATGTTGCCCATGCCAATAAATCCCGTCGAATTCTATAATTTTTCTCGTTGCTATATTGATGAAATCCGGTAGAACAGTCTTGCCTGAATCCAATAAAAGCCGATATTCCTTGTTTTGGTAGTCTAACATATCCGACCGTTCCAAGGTCGCAAAATATACTTGATCTGACGCATAATGTTCCATTATTAAATGGAATAGTTTTTGTGAGACATTTGAATAGTTTTGTTTTTTGAAATTCTTTGACCACTTTTGCTGCCGTTCTTGCCATCTTAACAACCCATTGGCTTTCCCGTATTTTTCTAAGCATTTCTTCAAAGAAAAAGTAGTTTGCCGATCTGTCAGCATACGAATCGCTTGTTCTTCGTCTTGATTCGTAACTTTCATCCAATATGCAAGAGTAGTAGTATGTGATTGATTTTCTTTTCGGGACTGTTCGGCTTTGATTTGAGTTCGCTCCGATATATCCCCGTGAATAAATTTTGGAGAAAACGGAGAAAGTTTCCCTCCATGTTGGTATGCAGGATTTCCAGAACCCGATACCCTTTTTGATTGTGCTTCCAGTAACTGCTGGCACCGAGTTGGTGCATTCGGATAGACTTCTTTGTATTTGGTCACTGTCATATTGTGTTTTCTGAATAGATGAGAGTGCAATTCCTTCATCTCTGTTGAGCAAATTAGACAAGTT